TAATGCCTGCGGCGTGGAAATGCGGCCGCATGCGCTCCAGCGTTTGCTCGGGCGTGCAGGCGCGGTGGGCTCCTTCGAGTCGGATTTTCTCTGTTAGTTCCAGGACCATTGAAGTGTTCGGAGCGTGAGGCGGGCGATGAGGCGGCGGAGTGGCGTGGTGATGGCGGCGGCGATGGATTGGCCGTGCTGGCAGTAGAGGCGGATCGTGCGGTCGCTGGCATGGCGGAGCATGGCGCGGCGGTATTCCACCCAACGAGTAGTGGCCGTGCCGAAGGCGGCGCGGGCTACCCAGCAGCAGGAGGCAGCGGCGGCACCGGCAACGGCGCTGGCTCCCATGGCTGCTCCTTGGAGGCCCATATTCGCGGCATTGTCGCTCGCCTTGGCTCCCATGTAGGCGCTTTGCAGGGAGGCGTTGTTGTTTTGCACCGTGTTCCAGCGGGAGTCGAGCATGGAGGCGTTGACGCCTGCGACATTTCCGGCCATTTGGTTGGCGTTCGAGTAGGTGTTGCCGATCATCTGGCCGGAGTTGCCGAGGGTGCTGGCCCCCATGCCGAGGGCGGGGTTCATGGCGCGAGCGTAGGGGTCGATGGTGATGTTGGCTCCGGCGAGGCTGCTGCGGAGGTTGGCTTGGTTCATCCCGGTGTTGGCGGACTGGCCGAGGACGGTGCCGACTTGGCCGATGCGGTTTTGACGGTTGCTGGCAAGCATTTGATTGGTGGATCCAGCAAAGTTGCGGCGGCTCGCTTCGCGCTCGGTGGCGTAGGCATCGCGGTTTAGCACTTCGGCGGCGAGGGCGGAGTTGCCGACTCCAAGGCCGCGGGCAGCCATTCCAGCGCGGGCTTGCTGGGTGGCTTGGCGCTCCTGCTCGGGGCTCAGGCTGCGGCCGAGGGCGAGTTCGATGGTGGCTTGGCGTTGTAGCTCGCGCTCGATGTCGGTGCCTTCGAGGTCGCGGGCGGCTTGGTCGCCGAGCTGCTCGGTGTAGTCGCCGATGCGGCCGAGTTGGTTGACCTGATCTTCGGCAGCAATGAGCTGGTCGGTGGCGCGTTTTGTGTAGAGGTTTGGCGTGGCTTCTCCGATGGCGACTTTTTTGAAACTTCCTTCGCTTGTCGTGGTTTTTTTCTTTTTACCCTTGCCGGTTGTAACCGTTTCGCCAGGCGTGTAGATATTTTCGTAGAGAGTGCCGCCCTCTCCACTTAGGTTAGATGAAAGGTTGGAAATTGTGCCAAGTTGGAGGCGCTCTGTTTTCGGGTAGCTCTCAAGTTGAGCGTTAAGCTGGTCGCGGTATTGCTCTTTTGCAGCTTTGCTGGATTGAGCCATAAGCGCGGCGTAGTCGATAGGCTGCGCTTGGGGAGGAGCGGCTTGCTGCTTGGGTTTTTCTGCTGAACCGCCGCCCATTACGCTATCCCCCTTTCGGAAGCTACGGACGACACAGAGGTCGTCCCTCCAAGGCCGACGCGGCGGGCGAGTTTGGCCCATGGGTAGGCGTGGGGTTGGAACGAATTGCGGCGGTGCCAGATGGCCCATTCTTGGGGGTGCGTGGCGACGCGGAGAAATTCGCGGACGGGGTTCGCGTGGCCGACCGAGGCTGCGAGTTCGACGAACCAGGCGTTTGGGGGGAGGTCGTAGGTCATGGTGTTAGTGTCTGGGGAGTAATGGACTTCGTGGGCGAGGAGGAAGACTTGCGGGGTGTTGAAAACGAGGCCGTGCGCCATGTGCCAAGCGAGGAGCGACTCGAAGGGTTCGGTGGTGTGTTCGTCATGCCAGTTGCGGGCGCGTTCCCAGGGGAGCATTAGAATTTGATGCAATAAAGCATGGCGATGTTGCGCGGGCGGGTCTCGACCTCTCCGAGAGGGCTTTGGGTAATTGTAGTATGCGCGTGACTTTGAGTAACATCGTTTGTGAGCCCAAAAGTTGGAACAACTTCCGTTCCGTATAATTGATAACTTTTGGCAGTATGCTTATAATTAGGAAAACTCCAGCTTCCACCATGTCCATCTGCTAAAATATAATGGTTGTGCGTTTGTTGCACACTATTTGTTGTATGAGTATGCGAAATGATCGCATCGCTCTGTTTTAATCCAAATCCAGCCCCCGTCGTGGTGTCTGCATTGACGCCAGAACCGCGCACAAAGTAACCGCGCAGATCGGGAATTTTTCCAGCGGAGCCAAAACTATTCCCAACTGCTGCGTAGAGCAGGGAGAAATTTGCGGTCACGCCTTGCACCGTGCCGATGCCATTTGGCACTGAATCGCCGTTGGCGATTAGCCAACCGGCTGGGGCCGTTAATCTGGCGAAGGGCAAAACGGCGCTAACAGGGACGAGGGATTCCTGAGTGGAAGACGCGAGGTCTGGGTTGCCAATATTTGAAATTGTCGGCACGCCGAGCGCGTTGAGGTTTGCTGGGGTGACGACTTCGTTGTTAGTAAAAGTGTAGCCTGGGGTGACGGTTGCCATGGTTTGGAGTTTTAAGTTAGTTCAGCGTTCGGGTTTCAGTGCTTACCGGGCCATTGATTGTCGCCTCGGCGGTGAGGGTGCGGAGGATTGGGCGGCCGGAGGTGGTCCGGAATCTCAGATCTAAGGCCGTGGCTTTACAGCGCAGCGGAGCCTTCAGCGTGTAGTCCTCTTGGTCGGCGGTGGTGTTCACTAGGGAGGCGATCTGGAAATCTGCGTCGAAATCCGTCGTCACCGCATCGAGTGTGCAGGCGCTCCCGGCGGGCAGGACGACGCTGGCTTTGGTGCGAGTCAGGCGTTTGGCGTTGAGGCTGCCCCAGCCGTAGCGGCGGGTCAGGAGACTGCCTAGGACAGGGGTGCTGCCGAGGCCGCTTTGGGTATCGTCCGCGCCGGTCTCTTGCTCATCGAGGAGGAAGAGCTTGCCGGTGGTGGTGGCTGCGAAGAGGCGGCGTTGTGTGCCGTAGTCCGAGACAAGCAGGCGGTTCAGCGGGAAGCCGTAGATGTCTTTGGTTTCCCACTGCTGGTTCAGCATGTTGAAGGCGAAGAGGGCGTTCGGGTCGGTGCTGTTGCCGAGCGGCACGGCGAGGTAGTAGCGGTTCGCAAAATAAATGCCGTTGCTCAGGTGGGCAGCGGGCGCGTTGATCTCGGCGATAAGGTCGGCGATGGGGTCCGAGAGAGTCTGCGTGGATCCGCGTAGCTTGAGGTCAAATTGATTGTCCAACCTGTAAACGCCGTTGTCCGAGAGGAAAAAGACATAAACGCCTGCGGTGGCGATGCTGCGCTTGGCCGAGCAGCCGATCTCGTCGGTGAGGAGTTGTAGGCTGGAAGCGGCGGGGTCAATCGAGACGCCATCCTCGCCGATGGCCGCCGTGGCGAGCCAAATGGATTTGCGGCAGAAGACCAGCACTTGTCCCTCGGCATAGGGATGCAGGGCTACGATGTAGTCATTCGAGCCTGAGTTGGCGCGGAATGCCTTGCTCACAGGGTCGTAGGTCTCGGCGTCGAATACATCCGAAATCAGCACCTCATCGCGGTTGCGGGCGATAACAAGTTGATTGTTGTAGTAGGTCGCCGTGCTGGTGCTGGCCAGGCGCGAGTAGGTCACATCAATCGGATGCGTGCCCTGTGCAACGCGGGCAAAACCATTTGCCAGAATGCCGTCCCACACCAAAGCAGGTTGGACACGCTGGGAAATAATCGTGCCACTGGCAGAAGGCGCCGTGGCGGGGGGAACAGAAAACGAAAACTGCGTAGAAGAAATCCGCGTCACCTCAAAGTCGGCCAAGTATCCGGCCTCCCCTGCCCCGCTGATGCGCACCACCTCGCCGGTCTGGTAGGGGTGCGTGCCCAGCGTGGTGGCTGTGGCCGTGCCGCTGGCCTGCGTGAGCGTCTGGAGGCGAATCAGCGACTCCTCGCGGGTGCGCAGCAGGTAGAGTTTATCGAAGGCTTGGATGACCTCGATGTCATCGCCAGGGACAAGCGTGTCAGTATTGGGAAGCTGGACCGTCTGGAGATTCGCGCCGTCGCGCCAGAGGTAAACAGAGTTCGGCCCGGCAAGGACGATGTATTCGTTGGAATTATCCAGGCGGGGCGAAGAGTAAATGCCCGCGCCGATGATGCCTCCGGTGTAGGTCGTTTGAACGATAGGCCCCTTATTGGCCACAAGCGTGCCGGTGGCGTTTGCGCCGGGGTCGGCAGCCATGGTGTAAGTGAAGGTATTTGCGCCGGTGACCGTGATATAGAAGTCGCCATTGTATTGCGCAGGCGAGGCTCCACGAATGTTGATGCGGTCGCCAGTGGCGTAGCCATGCGCGGCGAGATTGGCCGTGGCCGTAAGGTTGCCGCTGCCGCCGCGAGTCAGTGAGGAGATTGTTTTGTCCGTGCCAAGTTGAAAAGGAACGGTTAGCGCCTCGCCAATGTAGCCGATGGATTCGCCGAGCCGTTTCGCCCCCTTGCGGGTCTGCGCCACGCCACGGTCGAGGCGCATGTTTTCGACATACTGGACCATCCCCGGCTGGAGCTGGAGGGGATTGAGACGCGAGGCCATGCCGAGGAATCCGGCGTCGCCTTCTGTGATGGTCTGGTCGTCTGGCATCTCTTTTTATTATAGGGAGACCTTGTCAAGGGGGTCGGGCTTGCTCATGCGAAGATGTCCTTGCCTGCGGCGACTCGCTGGCGCATTTGAGCGAGGGTGAGGCCGGTGGGCACTTCGTAGTGCGGGGTGTCGCGGAAGGATTTGAAATCCCCTCCCCATGTCAGGCCGAGGCTGCGGGCGGCTTGGCCG